GATTGACAAATGAGAATTCCTACCGAACCGCTTGACCGCGAGATGTTTTACTTAGACATCATGCAAAAGTGCATGGTGTCAGTCGAAATGCGTAAGACCGACTACATGGGTCTGAAGGCTTACTACCAGTTTGGCTCAGGGCCAGAGGAAGCGCCAGCGCAATACAACAAAATCTTCCCGCATATAGACCAGCTATCAGCCTTTATGTATGCGGCTGACTCTACGCGCTTTTCAATCAACATTGGTGCATCGCAACCGATCCACTATCACAAGATGGTGCCGGTGCTGACCAAGGCGCTCTATGACTACTGGCTAAACAGTAATACCGATCAAGTTTTCGGACAGGCGCTTAACTGGTCATTTTGCTATAACAGCACATTTATTAAGCCTGTATGGCGCAACGGCATCCACCCCTACATGGTTGAGCCTAGCGCTATGGGAGTGCTTAGAGAAGACACGCCTTACACCGATAGGCAAGAAGCCATGGTGCAAATCTACTACATGACCCGTAGTGAATTGTTTTCAAGGCTGTGGTCGCATCCTAAGCGCGAAGAATTAATTAGACGGATTACCTTTAGTCAGCAGGAAACCAAAGGTGACGCATCTGGTGTGGATCGTGTCATTACCTCTGCCACTAACCCAACAATTTACGGAAACATTAACCTAAACCTTGCAGGCATTAACCGTTACGTGCCCATGGTGGCTGAAGACACGGTAGAAATGCGCGAGCTTTGGATTTATGACGATGATCTAGGCGATTATGTCTGCGTCACGATTGCTGACCCAGATGTGGTTATCTATGACCGTCCATCGAAGATGATGTTCCTTGAAGGCGAAGTGCCTTTTGTGCAAATCTGCCCCAACCCACAGTATGACTACTACTGGGGACAGTCTGAGGTGCAAAGACTGGTGTTCCTGCAAGACATGAGGAACAAACGCACCACGCAGATCATGCAATTACTGGACAAACAGGTAAGCCCACCCACAGCTTTGATGGGCTTTACAGGTATTTTGGATGAGAAAAACTTTGCCTTGCAACGTGCAGCGGGCCTTCTGGCTACCGATATGCCTAACGCAAAGGTTGAACAATTCACTCCAGACATACCAAACGACATCTTTAGAGAGATTGCTGAGATTGATGCCATGTTTGCGGAGGCTTCCGGTATCGTTTCCGTTCTGCAAGGCCGGGGTGAAAGTGGTGTTCGTAGCGCTGGACATGCCTCGCAACTGGCTCGACTCGGCTCTTCACGGGCTAAAAAGCGGGCATTGGTCGTAGAAAGTGCGCTTGAAAAGCTAGCTACTGTCTATTTGAAGATGATGATGGTGTATGACGATACATCGTATGTAGATGAAGACGGGAAGAAGTTTATAGCAGCGCAGTTTACAGAAGACTTTAACGTCAAAGTAGACGCGCACAGCAATAGCCCAATCTTCATGGAAGACATGCGGGAACTGGCTTTCAGCCTCTTCCAAGCTGGTACGATCAGCAAAGAGCGCTTAATTGAGATGCTTGACCCACCAATGAAGCAACTATTGCTTGAAGACTTGAAAAAGCAGGTTCAGAATGTGCAGACACCGCAAAGCCCTGAGATTCCTCAAGGTCAACCGGCAATTGCACCAGTAGCGGAGGATATGCAATGAGTCAAAACATGCCAGAGGGCAATCTGCGTACCGGCGATCAGCCCCGGATGACAGAAGGTGCCTTGAAAAACGAGCAGCGCGGTGAGGGAAAGATCAGTTATACCCGGCAAGCAGGGCGATACCGCCACTGCGCCTACGCCGCCGCCATCAGAGCAGGGAGCACTAACACCCCCGATGCCTTCACCGATGTCTACCCCAGAGCCGCAAGCAGGCATGCAAGAGCAGGCACGATTAAACGTGATGATGGCCTTAGACATGCTGCAAAACGCTTTGCAAACTTTTGGCATGGCCTCCGAAGAAGGTCAGGCACTACAAGATGTGGTTTCCAAGATCACTGCCAAGTTTGGTTCCCGTGAGTCTGAGACTCGCCAGCTAATGCCAGCAGAGATTATGAATTTGGTTCAAACCTTGCCACAGGCGGGTGGTGCTACGCCTGAAGCAAGGGCCGTAGCACAAGCACCAGTACCCGGTACTCAACAACCTGTAATGCCTATTTAGGAGAATTTCCATGGAACTTTTCAAACCGCGTGGTTCGCTGCAACCCCGCCGCCCGACGGACAACACCCAACAAAACGGTCAGATCGTGAATACCCCGCGTATGGCTGAGTTTGGTGGCTTGACCTCACCGAGCAAAATTGGCGCTAAGAACAAGATGACTCTTAGCAAGCCGGGTGATACCAAAAAAGTAATCTAACTGACGAAAGGGGCTAACAAATGTCATTAGAAAATCTATCACCAGAAGCACAACAAGAACTTGCAATCCTTGCAAAAAATCTGTTTGAAGACCCACGTACTCGCAAACCGTTTTTGCATCTGACCAAGCAGGTTCGCCCGGATGTTCCGATTCCAGAAGTGGAAATCGAAGAGCAAACGAATAAGGTTCTATCCGAAGCCAAGGCTGAAGTACAGAGTCTAAAAGACCAGATACGTCAGAAAGAGGCACGGGAAGAGCTTGAGAAACGCCGTCAATCTCTGATTAAAAAGGGCTTGATTGACTCCGAAGACGATATTAAGGAAGTCGAAAAAGTCATGGTTGAGAAGGGAATAGCGAATCACGAAACCGCTGCTGAGTACCATGCGTACATGAAGCAGATGGCAGCACCTACACCATCGCAGTTTCCGCAGCCCGTAATGTCGAAGTTTAATACCAAGGATTTTATGAAAAATCCTGTAGGCGCAGCCCGTGATGCAGCACATGCGGCACTAGCGGAGTTTAGGAAGAATCCCAAGCCAATTGGTTTGTGATTCTGATGGTTTAGGGGCTTTTTTCTAGGAGATCAAAATGCCTATTGGCGGTGGAATTATCCCGGCCTCTGGGAGTCAACAATACACGGAACTGACTTACGTCACGCGCCGTGCGTTTATTCCCAAGATGGTCGTGCAGATTTACAACTCTACGCCCCTCATGGCTGCACTGATCGCCAATAGTCAAACCGCTTCTGGCGGTGTGTCATCGGTGACGGTGCCCGTTCAGGGGTCGCAGTTTGTCAACGCTCAGTGGTCGGATTATTCCGGCTCTTTTGCACAGCCTAGCGTTCAGCAAGGCGCGTACAACGCTGAGTTTAACCTCAAGTTACTGGTGTCTCCCGTACCGTTCCTCGGTATGGAAGGTGCGGTACAGCAAGACTACGCAATCATCCCTCTCATTGAGGCTCGCATGAATGACGCGACCAACGCATCGCTGTTGATTCTGCCGGTACTTACGGTGGCATTGATCGCGGTAGCTACTCTTGGTGGGCTTCCAAAGAGTATGCCGCTGGTTCGGTCAATCCTACCCGCCAGAACGTACTTCAGTACATCTCCGGCACAGTGAAGAACTGCGCTGAAGTGCCCACCTTTGGTGTGTGCGGCTTTGGTACTTGGACTTTGCTTGCTCAAGACTACGTAGGTCAAGAGCAGTACATGATTACTCCGGGTTCCGGTTTTGATGGTGATGCCAATGGCCCGCAGGCTGCTTTCCGCGCCCTGATGGTTGCTGGTGTGCCGATCTATCCCGATCCGTACTGCCCGGAAGGCACTCTCTACCTGCTGAACACTAACTACCTGTCCCTGTATATCCATGAGCAGGCATCGTTTGCGTTCACCGGCTTTGAGTCAACCCTGCCCAACTTCCAGATTGGTTATGTTGGCGCAGTGCTGATGATTGCTGAAATGGTAAGCACCAAGCCTAAGTCGATGACTAAGGTGACTGGCTACAACTCTCTGTCACTGTAAGGGGAAAACCATGTCACTTACCACAAACAAAATCATCCTTGCCGCAGCAGCGTCTAATACCGCTGGTGCATACTTCCAGACCAGCACTGTTACTGCTATTGATTCCGGAAACGGAACCCTAGTGCCCACTGGTATTTACCTCTTGGTGCCATCAGCAAACGTCACCGTGATTGCAAATACTGGCTCGGCTAATAGCACGATCATGGCTGCTAATACTGGTGGTGTTGTTATCTCTGACGGTATTAACGTCTGGGTTAAGAACGCTAGCGGCAATGCAACCGTTACCCTGATCGGCATTAACGACGGTCAGGCTGCTCCCGAAACCTTTGCAGTGTAAGGAGTAGACAATGGACGCAAATCACGTAGGTAGCAACTATCCCAACGAGTTTGGTAATTTCCGACTTGCAAGCCTGCCCGGTCAGTCGCTTGCTACGACAGGGGATACCAACCTTGTTGTGATGGAAGCATCTAAGTACATTGTGCGTCGCATTACGCTTACTAACTTTAGTGGCAATGCAGCGGCGGCAAACGTCGGTGTTTACACGGCTGCAACCCGTGGCGGCACCGCGATTGCTGCTGTCAAGGCATATACCGGCGCTGATTCAACGTCGGCTTATGTTGATATGACTCTTTCGGCTGCTGCAAACGCCAACGTAGTTACAACGCAGGCGCTATTTTTCAACATAGCTAATGCTGCAAGCGTAACTTGTGACGTTAATTTGTATGGGGACATCGTTTCTTTATGACAAAGCCAGTGTATGTCACTAACCGTGGAATGACTTTTACGGCTCGGTACTCAAACCAAGACATTAAGTTTCCAACTAATGAAGAGGTTGAGATTACCGATATAGTGGCAAGACACTTGTTTGGTTATGGAGAAGACGATAAAGAACCGTATTTTGTAAGGCTTGGTTGGATGAAGATGAACACCGATTTTGAGAAGGCCATGAGCCGACTCAGCGAGTTTACATTTTCATCAGAGCCTAACAAGAAAGTCCACTTGTCAGCCCCGGTGGTGGAACGAGTAGCCGCGCCAATGCCCAAAGCCTACAAAGCTGAGAGCAAAGGCGTGGCAAAAGTCCAGCAATTACAGTAATGAGTAAAAATGCCTACTCTGAACGAATACATCACCGATACAAGGCGGTTGCTGCACGACGTTAATGGTAATTTTTGGACTGACGCTGAATTAACTTCATACATTAACGAAGCCCGTGCCAACACTGTCCGAGACAGTGGATGCAGGCGTATCCTGCAAACTCATACGCTAAGTATTGGCGTTGAGACAATAGCATTTTCTGCCCTGCCGCAAGGTAGCAGCACACTTGATGTGCTTAATATCAATTTGTACTGGGGTGATAGCCGCTGGCCCATGTATTACATGGCTTGGACGGACTTCAATGCCCAACTACGGTTTTGGCAGAACTACAATGGGAGGCCCATAGGGTTTTCAATGTATGGCTACAAAACAATCTACATCGGGCCAAAGCCCGACCAAACGTACACTGTGGAATTGGATACTGTCGTTCTTCCGACCCCGCTTGTCACAGGGGCCGATCCAGAAACTCAAATCCCAGACCCGTTCACAGAAGCAGTCCCATATTTCGCAGCGTACAAAGCAAAGTACCAAGAGCAGTCCTACGGTGAAGCGGAAATCTTTAAGCAAGAGTACACGAAAGAAATCCTTGGCTGTCTAAACAGCACCTTCACGCGCCGAATTCCGTCTGTTTATCAGTCGGGGTACTAAATGGCTGCGGTAGAGCAGAAAAAGTCTTATTTCGTAAGCAAAGACTTTCGCGGCATAAACGTCAAAAACAACCGTACTGCCATTGAGCAGGGCGAGTTTGCGTGGTTAGAGAACACGCAGCCAATCGGCTACGGCAACGTCAAGATTGTTAATGCCCCGCAAAACGTAGCCAATGTGGCCTTTGCCAATACTGTAACGTATATCGCATCAGCCAATATCAACAATACTGAGTTTATGTTTGGCTTTGAGGAAAATGGCGCTGCTCAGTATGTTGACCTAACTACCAATACTCTTGGCAACCTCGCTGCTGCCAATACATTTTCCAATGCTGACGTACAGATCGTACAGTGGAAAAATGACCGTATTTTGATTATTGATCCGGCTAGAGGCTACAAAACTTGGGACGGAACAAACCTAAATAGCATTGGATCAATAGGTTCAGTCACTATAAATAACGGTGGCTCAAACTACACAAACGTAGTGGTAACCATTGGTGGCCCCGGAGAGCCGGGAGGTGTCACCGCTACGGCTGAAGCTGTACTGGTCGGCAATGCAATTGCAGACATCATCATTACGGAGGCAGGATATGGCTACACATCTGCACCTACAATCACGATCACAGGTTCTACCGGGTCGGGCGCTAACGTCACTTGCGCTCTTTTTAACCAAAATGGCACTGGTATTGCCACTTTCTCTGGTCGTACTTGGATTGCTGATGGTCGTACAGTTTATTACTCTGCCGCTGACACTTTTAATGACTTTGTGTCGATTTCTTCTGGGTTCATCACACTTACCGACTCAACGCTAAGAACCGACATATCGGCAATTATTTCCGCTAATAACTTTCTTTACGTCTACGGTGAAGACTCTATTAACGTCTTTTCCGATGTACGGATCAATAGCACCACTGGCGAGACAATCTTCACCAATACCAACGTCAGCGCATCCATTGGCTCAAACTTTAAGTACGCCATTTTTCCGTACTTTAGGTCAATGCTGTTTCTTAACCGATACGGCATCTACGCTTTAGTCGGTGCCACGACCAGCAAAATTAGTGACAATATAGATGGCTTAATTACCAACATTGACTTTACTCAGCCGATCACTGGCGGTCAGGTGCTAATCAATAACCTGCTTTGCGCCGCTTGGACGTTTACGTATAACGAGCCAACAAACGGCACCCCAACGCCGCGCAAGATTCAAGCTATCTTTTTTGACCGTAAGTGGTTCATTACCGATCAGGGCAGCACCATTACCCGGACGGCCTCGGCAGTGCAGTCGGGCAATATCCTGATGTTTGGCACAACCGGCACGGATTTAATTAAATTTTATGCCGACTCTACTTCCGGCATTGAATGGGAAATCCAAACTGCCCTATGGCCTATGGGTGACCCAATTCGGGACAAACAAGCCTTAAAGGTCGGCATTGAAGCTACTCTTTCCACTGGTTTTGCTAACTTTGACTGCTACATAGATTCGGAAAACCAGCAGTCCCCACCAATTGATTTTGCCAATTCTATCGACTGGATCAATAACTCCAGTCAGGTAGTGCAGTGGACTAACAACAGCAGCAATTTTATTGGCTGGACATCGAATTTTGTGCAGGGCGGTACAGACTATTATTTATACAGATCAGACGCTAAGATGTACGGTAAATATCTTGGCATTACATTAACTGGTGAGACGGCACCGTTCACCATAAACGGCTTCCAGTTGGAGCATGAATTGAGAGCGAGGTTCTAAATGGCACTTCCGGTAACTATTCCTAATACGTTTGCTAACGCAACAACGTCGATCCCGCTATCTCAATTAGATGGCAATTTCTCTACACTTGCAAACGCTATAAACGGTATAAACAGTGGCGCTGAAACGCTTGTCAATCTAAAGGCAAGCAATGTCACAATTACCGGGGGCACGATTAGCAACGTCACGCTAGATAACGTCACGGTACAGACCGAGACATTTGATAACGTCACCATGTCAAACGTGACGATTACAAGCGGTAATGCCACGCTGACAAATGTCACAGCTACCCAAGCTAACCTAACCACGGCTAATGTAACCAACCTGCAATCCGGTAACGTAGTCATTACTGGCGGCACACTAACTGGAATTACAGCGGCAAACATTGCTGGCGCTAACATTTCTAGTGGCAACGTGACCGTAACCATTGCTTCTCTGGCTAACGGCAATGCTGCCAGCCCGTCACTAAGATTTACGGACGATACTGACACGGGTATCTATAACTCAGGTGCCAATGCCATATCGTTTACTGAGGGCGGCACAGGCTACCGGATTGGCTATCGTAATATCCCTGATGGTGGGCCAAAGAATACGTCTTATACGCTGACCACAGCCGATATTGGCAAATACGTACAGATTACATCAGGCGGGTCGATTACTGTTCCTGATGGCACGTTTTCTAATGGTGATGCTGTGTCACTATTTAATAACACCAATGCTGCTGTAACGGTCAATTGTGCGATTAGCACAGCCTATATTGCAGGTACAGATAGCGATAAGGCTAACGTGTCGCTGGCTACTCGCGGTATTGCCACGATTCTGTTTGCTAATGCTAATGTCTGTGTTATCACAGGGAACGTATCGTAATGTCATCTACACAACAGTTAATACTTGGCGAAGGCGCTGGTGGTGCGCCAGCAGGCTATCAGATCGAGCGCAGTCTGCGGTTCAACTCTGCAAATAGTACTTATCTGGACAGGACTCCTGCGTCTGCTAGTAACCGTAAGACTTGGACTTGGAGTGGTTGGGTTAAGCGGAGTACGCTGGGAAATCAAGTTTTATTAGATGCTGGAACTGCACCTAACACATTTTTTCGTTTTGACACAAATGAAAAACTTGCGTTTGCGGATTACACATCAGGGCCAACATACAACATTGAACTTATAACAACTCAAGTATTCCGTGATTTTGGTGCGTGGGGGCACATAACTCTTGTTGTAGACACAACACAAGCAACTTCGTCTAATCGTGTAAAACTTTATTGGAATGGCTCTCAAATCACCGCATTTACAGTATCAACATATCCGTCTCAAAACTTTGATACAGGCTGGAACGCCGCAACTGCACACAGAATTGGTAGTTATCTAAGTAGCACAAATTTTTTCAACGGCTACCTCACCGAAATCAACTTCATTGACGGTCAAGCCCTAACCCCATCCTCATTCGGTCAGACCAACGCAAGCACAGGCGTATGGGAGCCAATCAAATACACAGGCACATACGGCACTAACGGGTTCTACCTCAAGTTTGCAGACAACTCCAACACAACTTCGACAACACTAGGCAAGGATTCATCCGGCAACGGTAATAACTGGACGCCTAGTGGATTCTCTGTCGCCGCTGGTGTTGGTAATGATAGCCTTGTAGACACGCCTACATCGTATGGTACAGACACAGGTGCTGGTGGTGAGGTGCGGGGGAATTACGCTACATGGAACCCACTTTCAAGAACTGCGTGCACAATAACAAATGGAAATTTACAAGCCGTAGGAGTCGGAGTAAATTACGATAACCTACCTGCTACTATCGCTTTCGATGCTGGTTCTTCTGATGGATTTTATTGGGAGTTTACTTCCATCACTAACGATTCTGACACAATCCTCGGAATATGCGCAATAACTAATAGTGAATTAAATAAAGAAAACGCAACTTCTAATTTTGCAAACTCAGCAGATGGGTATGGTTATAGGGGAGACGGACAAAAAACTAATTCTGGAAGTAACTCTTCTTACGGAAATTCATGGACTAATAATGATGTAATTGGAGTTGCCGTAAAGAGCGGAAAAATATGGTTTAGAAAAAATGGGGCATGGCAAGCAAGCGGAGACCCTGCGGCTGGTACTAATCAAGCGTTTTCAGGTATTTCTGGGCTGGTGTATCCAGTGGCAGGAATTAACGGTACTCAAGGTTTTTATGTCAACTTCGGTCAAAGGGCTTTTAGGGACACCGCCCCATCAGGCTTTAAGGCACTCTGCACACAGAACCTGCCTCCCGTAACCATAGGTGCTACTAGCACGACACAGGCGAATGATTACTTTAACACCGTGCTTTACACAGGCACAGGGTCTAGCCAAAGCATTACAGGCGTAGGATTCCAGCCTGACTTTGTGTGGATTAAAGAACGTAACGGTGCGGCTGACCACGGGTTATACGATGCGGTCAGGGGTGTTCAGAAGCAAATGGAATCAAACACCATTACCGCAGAGAGTACCGAAACCACAGGTCTAACCGCTTTTGGCACAGACGGATTTACAGTAGGTGCGCTGGCTCAACTTAATACCAATACAGACACCTATGTCGCTTGGTGCTGGAAAGCCAACGGTGCTGGCTCCACAAACACCGCAGGCACAATTACTAGCACAGTAAGTGCAAATACCACGGCTGGGTTTTCTGTATTAACTTATAACCCCGGCAATACATCTGGAACAATTGGTCATGGCCTTGGTGTAGCGCCGCAATTTATTATCGTTCGTAGTAGAACCAATTCTGGTGGCGACCCGTGGGGCGTTTATCATGTAAGTCTAGGTAACACAAAATACTTACGACTTAATACAACAAATGCAGAAGCAACGCTCTCTACTGTTTGGAACGATACTTCACCGACAGATACGGTAGTTAGCATCGGAACTTCAGACATTGTAAGTAGCGCAGACACCAGTTTTATTATGTACTGCTTCGCACCCGTGGCTGGCTATTCAGCCTTTGGCTCATACACAGGAAACGGGTCTACTGATGGGCCTTTTGTGTACACGGGGTTTAGGCCAGCGTGGGTAATGTTCAAAATCACAAGCGGCGCTGACTCTTGGATGATTTATGACGCTGCTCGTAATACATACAATGTGGTGAATAATCAATTGTATCCAAATACTAGCGGAGCAGAATATGCTGCCACTTCAGCATTTTATGTTGATTTTCTTTCTAATGGATTCAAAATCAGAGCAACTTCTGGATTGTTAAACGGAAACGGATCAACCTACATCTACGCCGCATTTGCCGAAAACCCCTTTAAGTACTCCCTCGCACGATAGGAAAATAACATGGCTTACTTATACAACGGACAACCCGTAAACATTAGAGTAGAGTTCTTCCGCACAGACGGAGTG